ACATTGCATAAAAAAACCACTGACATTACGCCAGTGGTCTACATGAATGGGAATAAGTAATTACACAAATGAACTGATAAGCCCACCACTGAATGAGTGTTCGGCAGGGAAGTTATTCATCCCGATCCATAACGTGTCCCAGGCATCGGTACCATCGGTGCGGTTCTCCAGTAAGTCTTCGTCACTCTCAGCCAACTTCTCCCCTCTCTTATCCTTCTTGAACCCATCAGGACCTTGGTAGATTCCTGTTTGTTCCATCGCCAGGATCAACGCCTCATTGTTATTCTTATTGATCATAGGAAATAATAGTTGCTTACCCTCGAAGCTCTGACCCTTGAGTGACATGTTGATCAGGTTGTGTTTCTCCATGTGTCCGATCGGTTTGCCAATGTACACGCCTTTGACAGTCCACTTGTTTGCCTTGAATGTATCAATGATAACAGTAGCAAAGTCCTTGTCATTGACTGCATAGTTACTATTGAGTGCTGTTGAGTCATAGTAGTAGACAACCTCATGACACTTGTGAGGTGCATAGTACTTACAGAAGTCATTGACCAACTCTACCAACTTACGATTGTACTTCACAAAGAATGACTTAATAGTCTTCATCCTGATACCTGAGCGTTGCCCGGCAACCAACCAATTGATATTCCCATTATAATCAAACGAGATGCATATGGGTGCGTTCTTGTCCACATCTCCATCCTGAAGGCATGTCATGTTCTTAGCCTTTTCGAAATCATAGTCCAGGTTCTGAAGGTATGAGTTATCGAATGCCGTGTAGTAGTGATCCACTTCTTTCAAACAGTTGTAGAACCCATCTTTCAAGAGTCCAACACGTTTACAAAGGATTGATGTTTGAAACACCAGGGGCGGAAGGTCACGTTTCATTTGCTTAATGTAGTTTTCACCCAGTACCTGAAGGTTTTCAATAGAGCTAAACACATTGTAATCAACTGCAATTCTCTGAAACTGAGCTAAATCACGGCATAATGTACGATAATAGTCAAATAAATACGCTTTTGGCTGAACTCCTTTAGCCTGGAACTCTTTCAACTTAGTGAGGATTCTCCACTTTTCATAGATAATTCCATCTATTTGCTCGATAAGTTCTGGATCGCATTTAGATTCGTAATTCAGGAACCAACTTCCTTTTTTGGTAGTTGGCATGTCGGACACTATCAACATGCTGTGGTGATACGGCAAATGGCCGAAATGGGCAATTGTACCCCCGTTTGCAGGGAAAGTTTCTTCATTTAATTTTACGAAGTTCAAAAACTTGGCCTCATCGCATATAACAGAGTCAAAAGTCTGTGAATTGGATGAACCAACCACGTCCTGGGAAATTATGGGGCAAATAGATCCGTTGTAAACACTGATGGTATTGTCATAACTGGCCGGCTCTGTTTTTGGTTTCTCAAAATGTAAACATTTCTCCGGTTTTCGTCCGATAACGTAGTGAACATTTCGTTTAAACCCCCAGCTGTCGAATGCTTCCAATGTTCCAGGAAGAGTCCTGGTAAGAGCCTGTTGGAATGTACTTGCAATAATACCATGTTTCCCACCGGCCATGCGTTGTATATTACGCAAAAGAAAGGGTGCTACAATGCCGTGCGACTTCCCTAAACGACGTCCACCCACTACAACGACGGTATTGCACCCACGGAACATAACTTGCTGCTGAGCGGCATTAAAATAGACTTTCTGCTTTTCCTTATTTCTCGGCATATTCTTCTAATTGGGCAATGTCAATTTCATCATAGGTAACATCCTGAATATCGCTCATGTATTTCTTCTTCATGGCTGCAATTTTCTCACGGATATTCGCGATCGGCTTAATACCTAAAACCGTTGGGTCTTCGGTAGGCTCGAATAACTGAGGTATGATTTCATCCCATGGTATGCGTTCGGCATCTTCTTTATCCAGCTGGTTGAATTTGGCATAAGTGTTCATTGCTTTAACCATGGAGTCCGGATCATTCTTCAGTTCGGCCATGTTATAGGCTTTTTGAATCTGATTATTGAACTTGAACCGGTGCCAGTCTTTTGATTGCCGGTTGATAGAACCCAGTAAATCTTTGATGATCCGTAAATCTTCGTAAGCGGCCGATCGTTCAATGCCGCTGATATTCATAATGTGTTGAATGATTTCGCGATCTACTTTGGAAGGATATTCCTGCATGAGTGAGTAAGCTGAACGAATGCGAAGCAACCGGTCACGAACTTGTGGTGCCAGGTGTGCCAGTTTATCAGCATCATCGTACAAATGCTGTACACAAATTTCGTATGTTTGTTTTTTACTCATTGACCTGTTGATTAATGATATAGGTTTGTGTAAGTTCTACAGATAAAGGTGATCCGAGTTTTGCCAATTCAATTTCCTGCCGGTGAAGTTCCAGAACTGTTTGTGTTTTGCTCAATCGGTAAGCCCTGGAAGCCTTAGTCGATTTGTCAGCGATATCGCTACGCAATTCATCTTCATCAATATCCATGAGTACAGCGATATCGGTTATTGTCATCAATAGCCCGGCATATTCACTTATTTTTTGGAGTTCAGGACCTGTGTATTCCATTTTCGATAATGCGTTGTATTTCAGTCTGTAATTTTTTATTGATTTGCGGATCAGTAGTGACAATTCCGCTTTCTTCACGATTTCCCCTGGTACAATTCTGGCTACCGGTGATTGATACCTGGTACCTGGAAGATTCAATCAAAACAACCTTAGCGTGCGTTTTTGAAAAATGGATATCGCTCAAAAGATTTTCTGCAAACCTGACCAGCTGCTGTGTTTTTTGGATTGCTTTGAAATCGAGTATCAGGGTGACTTTCCCGATTAGTCCAATTTCCTTGAGCATCCATATTTTTCGGATAAATTCTTCGGAAATGCTAAAGGTTACAATTGTGATATCGGATTTCCCAGTTTGCAGTAAAACCCATTCTATCAAATCGTACAGTTGTATGCCGGTATTTAAATAAGCCCCGACATAATCGGGGCCTATTGGTTTCAATATTGCATCAACTTTACTCACCTGTTGGTGGTTCTGGATTCGTATTATCAATATTAGGTGATAATAAGTTCGGTGTTTCTTCGGTTACTTCACCTGCAGGTAGAATTACTTCTTTGACTTCAGGAACTACTGGAGTATCAACAACCACTTCCGGTTTTGTTTCTTCGGTAGCGCCTACGATTAATCCGAACCCTTTCAGTTCTGCTAACTGATCAGGTGCGAATGTGTCACCATTAGCAATCAATTCATTGAATCGAACCTGCATTTTATCTGCCAATTCGTCAATCTTTTCATTGTTTCCGGATTCGTGTAATTTGCGAAGTTTGGCTTTGTTATCGCTCAAGTATTTGCGAGCTGCAGAAACTTGTTTAGCGCTTAACTTTTCGCCTTCAGGGAGTTTTTTGTCAGTTGCAATAATCACCGGTGCATTGATATCGAATTTATCGTAAGCATCCCAATTTATCCGTAATGCTGAATCAAGGCTCAATAGTTCAGTAAGGAAAGGAAGGCGATCGGATGCCGTTCCGGTTTCATTCAACACTTTCAAACGTTCCTGGATAGAGCGCATGCGTGGATAGATTTCGAGGTTCTTGTCGTAGGCAGTTTTGATGTCAGCTGGTAGTGTGTCATGATCCGGACGTTTACCTTTGGTCTCTCCGGATAAAATACTTTCAATACCAGCCATTGTTATTGGTAAGTTAGCTTCCAATGCTTGAACTTTTTCATTCACCGGTTCTGCAACTACTCTTTGGACTCCAATGATTTTTTCCAACTCGTAAACTACTTTCTCGAAATTCTTTCTATGAATTACATTTTGGTGCAGGATTCGGTTTTTATTCCCCTGAAGCATCAATGTTGCACCTTCTTCGATGGTGCGTGTTGTGGGATCAGCATTCAGCCAATCGTTCACTTTGTCGAAATACGATTTTTCTTTCTCCATTTTTTAATTATTATGGGTTGTTTATTAATGAGATTCAAATGTAACAGCGGGTAATTACATTTAAAAAGACACAAAAAACCCTCACAACTTGCATTATGAGGGTTTCAGAAATTTACGATTTATCGTTACACTCCCGGATTGATAATACCTTCTTCGGTTACAATTTCTCCGGTGTAAAACAGACCAGGTGCAAGGTCTGTACAGGTAACGGTAAGGGTAGTTCCCATTTCGTCAGTAGCAGCTCCACCGAGTTTCTGGTCGATAACCGTTTCGGTCTGATACATGTCATTTCCGATAACGCGCCATTTGCCTTTTTTGGTTTGCACCAAATAGACTAAATCGTCGTTATTTGCTTGCATGCAGAAACCTGAAGCATCTTCCTCCACTCCTGGGTGTTGTAACACCACCTGATTCAGGAACGTTTTGCTGGGTCGAACTCCCTGGCTCTTTCCGTCAACCGGTGATTTGTCAACTATAATACCAACCCTTTGGAATTTAGCTAAAGCAGCTAACGTAAAATTACCCACGTAAGTTACCAGCTCACCCATGTTCGTCACATAAGTTGCCGGAAGTGTAGGCCATGCTACAATATCACGTTTTGCAATAGCATAAACATCTTCTTTGATACCTGGAAGGTTTGTAGTCCCAACGGCCCAATCAAGGGCTTTGTATTTGATCATAATATATTTCTCCTATATTTTTAGTGTGAATAATTACGCTTAAACGAACAATTTTGCAACCAATAACTTTTCTGGGCTTATGGTTTCAAATTGAACACCAAAGAACATAGCAACAACGAATTGTAATATGAAAGCAGCGTGTTTTTCAACAGTGATTTTTTCAGTATCACTTTGTTGATCTACACCAACCAACATATTACCTTTGGTAGTCATGTGGATATAAGGCGAAGCTTTTTTATTTGGCAATGCAACTAACTCGCACATATCGTCCGAACCTTCCAAAAACGTTTTCTTAAACGCAGTATTGTAAGGTAATGCACCATGAGATGCCTGGTAATCGTCGTTGTACATATTGTACACGGTTTTCGAAATGAACATCTTGCACACTTCACCCTGAAGTTCGTCAGTTGCAGCGCGGTGAATCCCTTTCAGTACATCGCAACAATTACTTGAAGTGATAGCAGCTGTCAATTCAACCAGGTTGCCTTTTGCAACTGCAATCTTACCGGAAGTAATATCGGCCTTAGTAATAGTATCGAATCCGTCAAATAAATCAACAGTACCGGTTCCAGCAGAATTACGAACGGCAGACCAAAGAACTTTATTCAGGTTCTTAGAAATCTTTTTAGCTAAAAACACCAATACTAACTGAGTGATAGCAGTATTTGTCAGCCCTTGCCCACTCAATACCGAATCTCCATAGATTGACATCGCTACAGAATTCGGTTCGAAAT